TTAAAGGGATATTTTCATCTTCATAAAGGTCGCATATTACTTGTCCATCAGAAAGTTGTGTTAGTGTTGTTGAAGTTCCTGCACCTTGTGCTAATACAGAAACACTTGAAATAAGCATATTGGAAACTGTTGTTCCTGCTGTAATTATACCTATTGTGATTTCAATAGCATTAGCTGTAAATGATTGAGTGTAAGTTCCTGCTATGACAGAACTACTCATAGGCGCATCTTGTGTTAGTGGCGTATTACCATTCCAAGTCCAAACTGTCAAACTCCTGTCCCCAACAGCACTAGCAACTACTATTGTGACATCATAAGTTTGCCCTATTACTAAATTTGACACTCTTTGATATATTCCACTTGTATTTTGTAATGCTCCCGTAGCTACTCCTGGTATAGCTAAATGACCTGCTATTTCTGTGGGATAAAGAGGCTGCGGTGGTATGTCAGGAGTTCTGAATCTATACCATGTATTAACAATTACAGGGGGTGCGTTAGTAATTACTTGTGTAGGGTAATTAACATACTGCTCATAAGTGCTAGAAGCATTTATGGTGTTGAAGTTTATACCATCAACAAAAAATTCATTAGAACCTATTGTGTAAGTTGTGGTTGTTACATCATGCTGACCTGTATAATGTTGAGGATATAATATAAGTTGCGTACTCATTAGATAGATTGTGTTCTTAGTGTTTTACTTTTTTCTACTTCAAAAGTGTACTGCATAAGTCTGTCATTTGCTATTGTCTTTCTTGTGAAACCTTTACTTGCAAGTCTTACAGGTGTTACATATTTATTTAAAGCTGAAAAGTTTACATCATCTTGGAATCCATCTAATAAATAAACTTCAGGACTGTTGGTTAGTTCTTCAAACATTACAGCATCACTTTCAGTCACAAATCCTGTATTCATTTGTATTTTTTCAGTAGCATTTCTTCTTAGGTCTTTCTTCCCTCCTCTGTAACTATCTATTCTATATAGTGATTCATTCCAAGTTCCCTCTAGTTGTGTATATGTAGTTCCTTTAGTAGATATGCTTTTTACTGACTTCTTAGTAAACGTATAGTAATCCCATGCACCCCATTGATTAAGCCAACAAAGTCTTATGCTTTCATATCCCTTAGTGTTTGGACAATTTAATTCTATAAAATAAGCACTAGCGATAGCCACATTAGAAACATCTCTTGCTCTTATCTGTATCTTTCCCCCTTGTATTGTTCCTGCTGTTACTAAGCCTTGAAAAACTGTACTCCAATTTTGTAAATTTGCAGGAAAACAACCAAAGAATAAAAGGTGTTTATTTATTTCTGAATCCCATACATTATAAGCTCCTGTACCAATACTCCTGATAACTGAATCAGTACCAATTTGAACTCCTGTACTATCATAATAATATAAGTCAATATGGTCTAATTTGTCATCAGTGGCTAAAAAAGACATTGTTCCATAATCTTCTAAGTTTGCATATTGAGTAAAAGGAGCATTAGTTAAAAAGCTATCCGTTACTGCTGATAGTTCAAATTTAGAAGCATCAAAGCCAAAATCATCATTTACAGGCGTTCCTATTATTAATGGGTCTGTATATTTAACGTAACCATTAAATAAGCTAAAATCTACTGTATTGACTTCAGTACCTGCTGCTCTTCTTACTATGTGATTATCTTGATTAGCACCATCATCAGCACCTAAAAATTCAACAGCAAATTGAAGAACCATATACCTAATAGAGTTATTATTTAAAGAATACTTATCAATTAAATGAAGTGGGTGGCGTTCTTCAGGTGTGGTGATTGTTCCTTTATAGCTACTTGCATCAGCAGCCATGTTATCAGCCTTTACATAGTTTTCAATGACATTTCTTAAGTCAAAGATACCTACTCCTGCATTGTTAGGTGTTGTTTTAAAAGTTCCCTTTAAATCATTTGTTGTATTAGGGTCTGGTGGTGTTGTGCTGCTTATGTGAACATCAACAATAAATTTAACTTTTGATTCTGTTAATATTGCATCATCATTAGATATTACAAAAATTACATCTTGACCAACAGGCATTGTATTGTATAAAGGTCGTTGTTCTATTATTGAATTTGATACTGACATTGTTTTTTTTCTTTAATTTTTTAAACTTTCTAAAATATCCTCCCCTAGTGCTTTTCCGTAATTTTCAGCAAAGTCTTCCATTCCTAATTGTAAAGATTTTTGAAAAAAGCTAACACCATGCATTCCCTTAATCCATAAAACTTTAACTATTGCTATTTTTAAACCTGTTGTTGTCATATACTGTCCTCCCTCACTTCTTGGTTGTAATCCTTTTTTCCTAATAAAAGAACCAATGCCTTTATAGATTCCATTCTTTTTGCCTTTACCACTTCCAAACTTATAAGGACTATCTTTTCTTTTTCCTTCCCATGTTATATAATGCCTTCTACCACCCCAACTGCCTTTGTGTTTTCCTGACTTAATCGTACCCCCTGCTCCCTTAACTCCTTTGTCTTGAAATGTACCATAATCTGCCATTGAAAACTCCACATCTAATACATCTCCATTTTTAACTACATTAAACTTAATAGACTTTTCTAAGTTACCCCCACCCTTACCTGCTTTAGATAGGTTGCTTTTAGCATCTTTGACTACCTGCTTCCCAAAGCTGTTTAGATAATTTTCTAAGTTTTTTAAACTCATTATTCAGCAACACCTACAAATATTTCTACTCTAGGATTAAAAGAAGCCCCATCAGGTCTTACTTGTAAAGATGCTAAGTTCTCCATAGTTCCAAATGAAGGACTTGTATCTTCTTCACCTAAAGCTGATTCATTTGCTCTAGCTAAAATATGTGATGTTCCTGGTGTCATTCTTACTTGATAATTAGATGCTGTTGTTACAACCCCTAGTTCTATTGTTCCTTCTGTGTCTAAGTTTGTAACTCTTATATATCTAACATCATCAACATCAATAGCTCCTGCTGAAGTATAAGGCGCTGCTGCAAATGTTGCTATTGTTGTTGTCTGTGAGTGAGCGCAAGTAACTATTCTCTCAAATACATCACCTATGCCTGTTGTCGTTACTGAATTTGTTGAACCTCTAAGGCTGCCATTTAAAGAAACGGATTCGCTTAAAGTTGTTACTAAATTTGCCATAATTTTATATTTTAATTTTTATTGTTGGGGGTATAATTGTTATTTCTACTTTACCTATCTTTATCTTATTTAATCTCTTTAGCATCTCAATCATTAGTAACCTGCTCCTGCATCAGTTACAGGAATAGTACAAGTGTCAAAGTCATTCATTACTTTAACTCCTAATTGGAATACTTGACCACATAGTAAATTATCAAATCTCTCACTAAAAGGCTCTATTGTGAATTGGTCTTGTGTGAAATATAAAGGATAATTAATATCATCCACTCCTGCTAAAGATTGTCTTGTACTATGCCTTAACATACCTATAAAGTCTGTTGCTATTTCTAAAGTCTGATTGTAAACTTGTTGTTCATTATTCTTAGGATCTATTAGCTTAGTAAGTCCTGCTGCTTGATATGTTTGCCAATTGTCTTTTTCACTTACCAAATCAGCAATAAAGATTTGAAAATTGTAAATTAACTCTGACTCTCCTGTTGTAACATTTACATAATTTATGTGAAGCAATGGAAAAAGCTCCATCTTTTCAAGATTTATGTCAAAAATATCTCCAACAGAAACTGTTGCAATCTGTTGATGATACTCCCCCATTCTAGCTAGGGTTTCTATTACGTTATTAAAAGTCTTATTGCTTACTGCCATGTTTTACTCTATTTTGTGATTCTAAATCTGTTTCATATGTTAGCCATGTTAAAGCTTCAAAAAGATTCAGCTCTGTTATTGCTTTTAAGTTTACTATCTCACCTCCTGTTAGTCTATACATTACTCCGAACCATGACCATTTTTCACTAAAGGATTCAGAGGCAATTGCATCTTCATTTCCTTCATGCGCTCCATCAAATATAACTCCAAAGTCAGCGACAATATCTTCCCGAAAGCAAAAAAAAACCGCAAGGCGTTCTGCACTTGCTCTGCTGACATCTTCTTCATTTCCTCCGCCCTTATATCTATATTACCATCATAAGCCTCAATGGTATATGTATCGTTTTCTCCCTCTGCTACAATTGGTCTGTAAAGAATTGCCATCACTTGTGGCAAGTTGTTCTCTACTCCATTTTTTAGTAGGCTTTCAATATCGGCATACTCCCCTAAAGTTATGCTTGATAAGTCAGGATGCCATCCATATTTTTTACCCTCTATTTCAACTATCTTTTTTAAAGATGTATTTTCTTCTTGCTGTAACTCTGCAATCTTACCAAGTATAACAGCTACATCTTGTATTGATAATTCCTTAATCAACTTCTTAGGAATATCTGAAAGAGCTGCTATTGTTTCTTCCGCCTCTTCACTTTTACTAAGCCCATCAAATTTTGCTAACTCTAGCCAAGTCTTTAAAGTTACATCTGACCAACTATTGATTAAATTAAATTCCTTTTTTTTTCCCTCCTTTTTAATTCTGACCTTCATCTAATATATAATAGAAAAGTTAATAATTTAGTTTAATAATTGTTTTGTTGCTTCATTTATTCTTTTATATTTGCCACTTGTTTGTTTCATTTTAGTTTTATTGAACCCCTGCCAATTGGTAGGGGTTTTTTAATATACAAAATATTTACCTGCATTAGGATTGTCTAAATGAAATATAACATTGTATCTGATCCCATCAATAGCATGATTATAGTTGTCTATGTATAATTTTGAAGCCTTATCACTATATGCATAATTATTCAACTCTTTAGCTATATTAGTAGATTCAGGTGTTACCACTAAATGATAGTCTTGCATACGAGTTATACCACTTTCAATAGTTCCTTTCTTTACAGGCTTTATATTAACGCCTAAATGCTTTAAGTCTGCTATTAATCTTGGTTCGCTGCTATCAGCAATGCAAAGCGTATTACCTACTTTATCTAAAATGATTGTAGCTAGTTCATGTGATTTTAAACCATTACGATAAACCTCTTCTTTCAGATATATCTTTTTATGTTTCTTACTAATAGCAATAGAGGTTAAAGAATCAGGGTCTATTGAGAAGCCGAAATCAAGACCACAAGAAACCTGTAAGTTATCAGGATTAAACTCACCTATACTCCAATTGTCAAATACGACACCTTCGGCACGTGATAACCAACCCCCCATAATTTTGTGAGTGTACTTCTTAAAGTTTGTGTGCTTTATAGTCTTAATACGCTCTAGGAAGCTCTGTGAGAGGTTATCTTTATTATCTAGGTATGTACTATGGATATAACATACATTGCCTTTAACGCCATTAAAACCACCCTCAACTCCTTTGTCTTGAAAGAACCTATTATATATCCAATGCTCTTTGGTTACAGGGTTTAATATAAGTATGATTCTATTCTGTATGTTCTTTTCCCTTATGCTCAAATCTATTGTATCAAATATATCTTCATCAATCAGCTCTTCAGCTTCATCAAGTACCCATGTGCTTATTCCCTGAAGTGATTTAAGTGATGCTGTCTGATTTCCTGCTGAAGTCCTTATGCCTCTAAATAGTATGTCTGATTGATTACTTAGGTTTAATACTTCAGCCTTGTTTATACTAAAGACTTCATCAAATCCTAATAGGCTAATCTTTTCCAAGAACTCAGGAATGATTGAAAGATGGGCTGATGTCATTGTGAATCTTGTGAAGAGTATTCTAATGCCCTTAGTCATAGTAAGCAAAGTAAGAAAGACTGTTGCAGCAAATGACTTTCCTGAACCCCTACCTCCTGTTATAATAAAGTAACGAGCATCAGATGAAAATAATGGATTGTATTTCTTATTCAGTATCAGTTTCAACAAATGTTATAACAGGCATATTAATAGCTTTATCGCCTGAAGTTATATCTAGCCTATTTGTTTCATTCATTCCTAATATATTCTTAGCTCCATGTATTACAACTGATGGCACTTTGTCTTTTATACATTCATAGAATTTAGACTTAACAAAGTCTTGTGCTACTAACTCAACATCATTTACTGCTTGAGCAAATTCAGCATCTTCTTTTAACCATTTATAGTAGTTAGTTCTTGAAAGGTCACAAGACTTTAAAGCTGTTGTAACTATACCTAGACTTCCTTCTAGTGCTTTTAACATTTGTTTCTTTGCGATTTGTGTTCTATTTTGTTCCATTCTTTATTGCTTTTTGTCCTGTAAATTGCTCCCATCTTTCTATTATAACATCACAATACTTTTCATCTAATTCCATTCCGTAACATTTTCTTTTAAGTTTCTCTGCTGCTATTAGTGTTGAGCCACTTCCTAAATAAATATCTGCTATTAAATTATCTCTTTCAGAATAAGTTTCTATTGTTTTAGCAAGTAGTTTTGTTGGTTTCATTGATGGATGAAGCCTGTTTCTTGCTTCTTTAGGGTCATCTTTACTTAAAAAACCAAACCACTCAAAATCATAAACTATCCTTTTGTGCTTTTTTTTAGACCATAATAATTCAAAACAATTACCAATACCTTTTTGTTGTGCTTCTGAACTTCTTTTATTCCAAACAAACCAACTCCCATCTTTTCCATAGTTAGGTAATAAATCTACAAAATAATCTCCACCCCATATAAATATCTCTTTGCAGTATTTAAAGTTATCTAAAATAGTTGATATTAACAAAGGAGTAAAATCTTCATTATCTCCTAAAATTTTATCATATTTATTACCTTTTTTATTACCTTTAAAACCTATTGACTTTTCGCTTCCTTTAATTTTACTATAATCCGTTTCTAAAAACATTCCATAAGGAGGGTCTGTAAATACCATATCAGCTTTTTCTCCATTCATTAGTTTAGCTACATCATCTGAGCTTGTGCTATCTCCACACATAACTCTATGTTCTCCTAGCTGCCAAATATCCCCACGCTTTACTTTGCTTTCTTTTACTTCAGGTATTTCATCATCTTCAATTAATCCTTCCGTTACTTTATCATCTTCATTTTCCCATACATTTAAACCCCATTCAGCAAGTTGTACGCTATCCCATTCATTAGCTAACATATCCCACTCCCATTCTCCAAACCCTACATTGTCTTTAACTATAAATTCTTTCTTTTGTTCTTCAGTAAATCCTTCAGCCACTTCAATCCATACTTCTTTAAGTCCTGCATCTTTACTAGCCCTTAATCTCATGTTTCCACCCAAGACCATCATGTCCTCATCAACTACAATAGGTCTAAGTTTTAACATCTCAGGAAACTCTTGTATTGACTTTACTAACTTCTTAAACTTATCAGTCTTAATAACTCTAGGGTTTAATGGATTCCCTTTTATTTTGTATAGCTTAACTTGTTCTTTCATATTATATAATAGAAATTTATTTTATTTATTTAATCAAATGGTTCATTAATACCTCTCTCACCTAATAGCTTTTCTTTAGCTCCATCCCAAAGTTTATCCCCTCTTTTCTTTCTACTTAATGATGCTTCAGTTCTTTTTAGTTGTGGGAATCCCTCCTCTGGCTCACTATCCATCCACAGTCCACAATCACACAGAGCTTGAATCGTTACCCAATTCCCATCTCTTAATCCAATAGTCTGCTTTCCTATCTCTTTAGTTTCTCCACAAGTACATTTATAAAGTGTCATTGTGCCAACCCTCCTGTTCTTGTTCCACTTTTTTTATATAATCTATCTAACTCAAAGTGTAAAACATTAATAGCTTTTTGTATATCCTGTTCAGCAGGACTACCCTCTTTTTTTCCTGCTCTTAATATGTATTGTGCTGCTTGTGCTGTCCATGCACTTAACTCAAAATCATCTACAATGTTTCTGGCTGAATAACCGAATTTAGTTCCTGTATAATAACTAGGTTCAGGTTGTTTTTTGTAATCTTCTGGCTTTAT